ATGGCGCTAACCCCTAAACAGGAAGCATTCGCGCAGGCTATCGTCACAGGTGTAAACCAATCTGACGCATACAGGGCCGCGTACAAGGTAAAGCCTGGCACCAAGCCAGAGTCTGTCAACCAGAACGCATCACGCATCATGGCTGACGTCAACGTAGCGTCAAGGGTTGCAGAGCTTCGTGAGCAAGTCGCAAAAAAGGCCCAGATCACGCTGGAAAGCCATCTGGACGACTTGATGAGGCTTCGCAATATGGCGGCCAAGGAAAAGCAATACAGCGCTGCAATCGCCGCAGAGATAGCCCGAGGAAAGGCAAGCGGCGTGCATGTTGAGAAGACGCAGGCAGATGTCGCCGTGACATTCCCGAGAGTAATCAATGTCATTTCAGGACGCGCTTGACGTAGAGTTCCCCCCCAAACTGGCGGTGGCGCTATTCACGCCCAGCCGGTACAAGTTCATTCGGGGAGGGCGAGGAAGCGGCAAGAGTTGGTCAGTAGCCCGTGCGCTGCTGCTCAAGGCATTCAGCAAGCCCGAACGGGTTCTGTGTACGCGCGAGATTCAGAAGTCGATCAAGCAGTCTGTCCATCAACTACTCAAGGATCAGATCGAATCATTGGGGTTAAATGGCTTTTTTCAGGTGCTGGAGAACGAGATTCGCGGCCTGAATGGGTCGGCGTTCTACTTCTCCGGCCTGTCAGACCAAACCGTAGAATCAATCAAGAGCTTCGAAGGCTGCACGCTGGTGTGGTGTGAGGAAGCTCACACGATCACTCGGCGCTCGTGGCGCATCCTGACGCCTACTATCCGCGCCGATGGGTCAGAGATATGGGCGACATACAACCCCGAGTTGGAAACCGACGAAACTCACCGGATGGCTGTTACTGATCCGCAACCCGACACGATCAGCGTTGAGCTGAATTACATGGACAACCCATGGTTCCCCGAGGTTCTTGAAAAAGAACGGTTGCACGCAATGGCCACGATGAAGGATGAGGACTACGCGCACATCTGGGAGGGTAGGTGCAAGCCCGCAGTTGAGGGCGCTATCTATTTCGACGCAATGAGCGCAACCCAAGCGGCGGGGAGGATTCGTGAGGTACCGCATGACGGCGCGCTCAAGACGCATGTGGTGTTCGACTTGGGTATGGCAGACAGCATGACACTGATACTGGTGCAGCGCGTAGCCAGCGAGATTCGCATCATCCACTACATAGAGGGCAACCAGCGCATTTTGGCCGACTACTCGCAGGAACTCAGGGCATTGAGGCTAGATGATCAGCCTATGAACTGGGGGTCGATATGGCTACCGCATGACGGCTTTCACAAGCGCCACCAGACCGGCAAAGATGACGCTACGGTGCTAGAGGGCCTTGGATGGGTAGTGGAGAGAGTGCCTAGCACAGAGGTAAACACAGGCATAGATAGGCTGCGTGAGATTTTCCCGCGCATTTACTTCAACAAGACCCGCACTGAACGACTGGTGGAGTGCCTGAAACGCTATCGATGGAACATCAACAGCAAGACCGGGCAGGCCACGCAACCGCTACACGACGAGTTTTCTCACGGGGCCGATTGCGCACGCTATCTGGCGTTGGTGGCAGATAACCTGACAAACGACAGCAACATCGCCAAACCACTAATTTACAGAAAGAGATATATCGCATGAGTAAAATGGACGACGAGGAGCTGCTCGAACTGCTGAATCGCAAGGAAAGCGCTGCCTCGTCCTACATTTGGGGCACGCTTGGCAACGAGCGCGAAACTGCTCTACGTGAATACTACCGCTTGCCTTATGGCAACGAGGAGGAAGGCTGGTCAAGCATTGTCGCCTCTGACATCCAGGACACAGTGCAATGGATACTGCCATCGCTACTCAAGACGTTTACCGCCACTGATAAAGCCGTCAGCTTTGAACCAAGCCAAGAAGGCGATGTAGAGGGCGCAGCGCAGGCGACGGATGCGTGCAATTATGTGTTTTACAAGCAGAACAATGGCTTTATGGTGTTGCATACCGCTTTCACGGATGCTTTGACGGTTCGTAACTGCGCCGTAATGTGGCGCAAGGAAAAGAAAGAAGACGTATCCAGCGTTCCTTTCAAGGGCGCAACGGCTGAAATGCTGGCGATGCTCACGCAAGACGGCAGCGAGATACAAGAGGCTTCCCCAGCGCCGATGATGGGGCAGGATGGCAATCCCTTGCTTGACCCGATGACTAACGAACCAGTCATGGCTTTCAACGGGCGAATGAAGAAAGTTGAAGAGAAAACCATCATCAAGGTGGAGGCCTTCTCGCCGGAAGATTTGCTAGTTGATCGGGACTGGACAAGCCCATTGCTGCAAGATTGCCCGTATGTTGCCCGGATGATGCGCGTCACCACGTCTGACCTTAAGCAGATGGGATTCGACGTAACATCCAGTGAATTACGCGGGTCAGCCGGGTCGGATTATTCAGGCGATTCAACCTCAAGGCTCAGCCGGATTAGTCAAGATGGGACTTATACCAGCGGTATCGGTATGACCAACGATCAGTCTGAAGATGATTCGATGGCTGAAGGCTGGCTGAGGATGGAGTGGGTACTGGCGGACATTGACGGCGATGGGATTGCCGAACGAGTCTATGTTCTACGCCTGCATGACAAGATTCTGAAGACAGAAGTTTGTTCACACGTCCCCGTCGCCACCTTCTCGCCCGTGCCAAACTCGCACCGCTGGGATGGCATGGGCGTGCATGATCTGGTCGGGGACTTGCAAAAGCTGCACACCGAATTACTGCGCCAGACGCTGAATAATCTCTACCTGACCAACAACCCACGAACCAAGGTGCTGACCGATGCTAATTGGTCCCCATTGGCCAATCTTGACGATTTGATGGATTCGCGTCCGGGATCAATCCTTCGCCAGCGCGACTTGAATGCCATTCAGGAACACGTCACCCCATTTGCTGCTGCTGCATCCATGCCCATGCTGGAATACGTGCAAGGCATGCGCGAAAACCGCACAGGCGTCTCGAGAACATCACAAGGGATGAATCCCGACAGCCTGAATAACACGGCAACGGGGCGCCAGATTGATCTATCCGCCAGTCAGCAACGCATCGAGCTGATTGCACGAATTGCCGCTGAAGTCTTGTTAAAGCCTATTTTTACGGGGATCCTCAAGCTGCTAACCGAAGGCGACATGGAGAAAATCTCCCTGCGTTTGCGGGATAAGTTTGTCGAACTTGACCCGAATGAATGGCGCGACAGCTATGACATGACAGTCAATGTCGGACTGGGTACGGGCGATCAGGCGATGCAAGCCGGGGCGTTACAGATGATATTGCAGAATCAGGTACAAGCCCTGCAAATGGGGCTTGCCAAGCCTGAAAATATCTACCATACCTTGAGCAAGCAAGTTGAGAACTCGGGCTACAAGGATGTCCAGAAATTCTTCATTGACCCTTCCACTTCTCCACCTCAGCCGCCTCAACCGCCACCCCCTGACCCCGCATTGCTGGTGGAACAGATGAGACAACAGGGCAAGGCGCAAGAAATGCAGTTCCTCGCACAGCAAGAACAGCAGAAGATGTCGGTAGAGGATCAGCAACATCAACGGGAAATGCAGCGAGATATGGAGCTGGCCCGCTATCAGCAGGAAATGCAGGCTCAAGAATCTCGCATGACGAATCAGATAGAAGCCGAACGAGACATACAGAAAGCACAGATTCAGGCCAGCCTTGACGCGCAAAAGTTACAGTTTGACCAATGGAAAGCGGAATTGGACTCGTCTACCAAGATTACCGTTGCCCAAATTTCCGCGCAGTCCAAGACGGGCAACCTGCTCTCAGCAGAACAGGCAGCGAATGATGAGATCAGTGGAGATTTGGGAGTTGAGCCAAAACTCTCTGATGTAATGACCTCGCTGAATCAGATTGTGACGCATATCACTGCACCCAAGGTTGTTGAAAGAGGGGCAGACGGGCGGGCAGTTGCCGTCAACGGGAGGCCCATAGTACGTGGGCCGGATGGCCGAATTTCAGGAATTCAATAAGGAGTAATACACATGGCAGCAGGCGCATTCATTTTCCCTGACAAGGCAAAGCTGAATTTCAACTCAGCCACGAATTTAATCAACCCAGCCAATACCTTCAAGTTGGCACTCGTAAGTTCAGCCTGGACGCCTGCTCCGTCGACGGATGAGGTCTGGGCAGATATGTCCGCTAACGAGATTGCCAACGGCAATGGCTATACGTCTGGCGGGGGAACCCTAAGCTCTGTGGCCTTGACCCAGACGTCAGGTACTGTCAAATTCACTTCCGCCGCCTTCGTATGGACGGCTTCTGGATCGGGTATTCCTGCATGGCGGAGAGGGGTTGTCTATGCCTCTGGAACGCTTAATGGGAAGGTCAATCCTATTGTGGGATATTTCCTGGGCGATTCAACCCCTGCTGATATCCCATTGACGACATCAGGAAATACCCTGACGGTTACGCCTAATGCATCCGGCATCTTGAGTGCAACTTGATCATGACGCTCCGCGATGAAATACTCTCTCGCCCTGATTGCGCCGATGCACTGGCGCGCAGGGACTGTGGTGAACTGGCGGCACTGCTCTCGGTAGGCCGCACCAAGGTGATTGACTACAGCATCGGCTACGGCACGGTGCTGGAAGTTTTGGGGGCAGAAGCTGGATCGGCGTTTCTTGATGGATTAACTGCTGTAGCGGCATCCAGTAGCCCAGTCAAATGGGCGCTCAAGCTGCTCGACCGTGGCGAACTGAATATCGGCGCAGCGGCTACGCAATCACAACTTGATGCCCTCGCTGCCGCTAGTGTTATGCCGCAAGCGGTAGCTGATGCGCTCAAGGGGCTGGCGATTGTGCCTGATCCCTACAGTATTCAAGATGTCATTTTAGCGATGGAGTGGTGACATGGCCGGATTCATACCAATTTATGCAGCGTCGGCTACCGTCTTCGGAACGAACGACCTTGATAGCTTGGCTTCAAGTTCTACGCTTTTAGCGGGGCGAGAATCGGATGTCATTACGAACGTCTATAACGATGTGCTATTGACCGGAAGATTCAAGGCGAACAACACCGCGCCTACTGCTGGGCAAATTTCAGTCTTTGTCGGGGCGCTGGTCAATGACTCCCCCTCTTACCCCGATGTTTTCGACGGCACGAGCAGCGCGGAAACCGTAACCAGTGCGGACATTCGCAACGCTATTCTGCGACCGGCGGCGACTATTACTACAGATACTACCGCTAACCGGATTTACGAATTTGCGCCTGTCAACATTGCGGCGTTATTTGGCGGGGCCATGCCTAACAAGTATTTTATCTTTGTGACGCACAGCATGGTGCAAGCCCTGAATACCACCGCTGGCGCAGGCGGTCAGTGCTGGATACAAGGCATCACCTATCCCGCTTAACAAGGAGATTTTGCCGTGATTAACCGCAAAATCCCCTGGACTAGCCAGCCGCAGTATCCAGCGCCGATTGACTGGAGTAATCCGCTCACCCAGGGGCTGGTTGGTCTATTTGATTCAGTCAATGGGATTGATCTTGTTGATGGCGGCTTTCCGTCGACAAACTCTGTTACGCGGGGGGTTATCAGTAAAGGCCGAATCGCTAATTTTAGCAATTCAGCGCAAATCTATCCGCACAAGCCGAGGTACGCTACCACTGGTGCGCTCACTATTTTCACCCCGCTCGTAGTCACATCACTTGCAAATTACAGTGGGATACTCAGTAAATCTAGTAACTATTTAACCTTCCCCTTTGAACTCCGGTTAGGTAGCTCCCCAACAACCTCAGAGATAGATTTTCAGCGTGGCGGTGGAGGGGTAGCAGCAAGCGCGTTTAAAGGCTCAGGGAGTTTAATTTCAGCGAACCCAGGTGTTGTTCAGTATTTGGCAGTCCGCTGTATCAGCGGAGACCTGAATACCGCGCCTGATGTTTTTGTAAATAAGACGAAAACAACGCTTGCAAGAAACGGATACAGCATCATTACAGGGACGGCTGCGGATAATGGATCATCGCTCAGGGTCGGCAATCGGTTTGACACAACGACCTATTTAAACGGCGGCATACAGTACCTCGGTTTATGGAATAGAGCGCTATCTGATTCAGAAATACTATCACTCTCTGATAACCCCTGGCAGATATTCCAAGCCCAGCCGAGGAAGTTGTGGGTATCAGCAGGTGGTGGAACAGATACCCCCGTCAATCCCGCAGTCGGCTCGATAGCAATCACTGGCTATGCGCCGACACTCGGACAAACAGCGAATCAGGCGATAGCGCCTAATGTCGGCAATATCACCATTACTGGCTACGCCCCGTCGATTAGTCAGCCACTCGCGGTTAATCCGGCAGTCGGCTCACTGGCAATCACGGGTTACGCGCCCACAGTCACACAGAACGTAGACTTCCCAGTTAATCCAGGCGTCGGAACAATAGCCATTACAGGCTACGCACCGACGGTATCGCAAACAGCGAATCAGTCCATATTACCTGCGGTCGGGAATGTCGCCATTACGGGGTATTCACCGACTGTCGCGCAATCGGCGAATCAGGCGGTCTTGCCTAATGTCGGATCGCTTGCTATCACGGGTTATTCACCGATAGTTCAACAGGCTCCCGCGTCTCAGAGCCTTGTCCCTGCCGCTGGAACGATTACGATTACCGGTTATGCGCCAACGGTTGATCAAAGTTCCCCGATCAGATTAGGCGGGTTTGAGTACGGCAGCAAGGTTTATATCAAGCGTGGCAAGAAAATCTATATCTTTGATTCTGTAGAAGAGGCAGATTCGTACATTGAAGCGGAATCCAAGGCAGAAGAGATTGTTCAACAATCGAACAGGACTTCCCGCCTGGCCAGAAAGCGCGCAAGAGAAAAAGCCCACAAGTTGCTATCGATTGAACCCGTTGATACCGTTGATATTCCTGCGCTCAAAACGCTAGTGTCTCAGTTGCAGACAGACTTTGAGTTGCCGAAGCTGATTGCCCAGCAAGATTGGCAGAGAGTTGTCGAGATTTACAACCAAGCGATGGAAATGCAAGACGAAGAAGATTTACTTCTCATCCTTTAAGGAAACACTATGTCTACTGCTATGACTGATCACGGAACCGCCCAACGCGGCATGGAAGCCCGACAGGTGCTAGATAATGACGCCTTCAAAGAGGCAATGACGGTGCTTAAAGACCAGATTGTCGAGCAATGGAAGGCATGCCCTGTGAGGGACAAAGAAGGCCAGACATTGCTGTTGCAACTGGCAAAAGTCGCAGAGAAATTTGAAGGTACGTTGATCGGCATGATTGAGCGCGGCAAGATGGCGCAACACAAGATTGATTTGAACGAATTGCGGGACGAAAGCAAGCCCCGCCGATTCTTTCGACAAGTTTTATAGGCAGGCACTTGCCTTTTTAGCGACCGCAGTGATTCGCCGCGTCCTCTCTAGTGCCGTGAGAGGGGATTTAGACCATAGGAAACCAAAATGCCCGGACACGCTGAATCAGCACCCGAAGCAGGGTTAGCAGGACTCGCTTCATTCTTGACAGACACGCCTGAAAGGGAATCTGAAAAAGATGAAGACATTAACGCAGAATCTCCACCCGATACGGACACGGAAGAGGAAGCAGAAGCTCACCAGGATGATGACGAACCTTCTGACGATGATGAATCAGATGAAGCCGACAAAGAGCCTACACCTGAGCGAAAGGTCAAAGTCGCCATAAAAGGCGATGATGGCGAAGAGCAAGAACTTGAAGTATCCGAAGATGAATTAGTCAAGGGATACCATCGCCAGCAAGACTACACCAGAAAAACGCAAGCCCTTGCGGAACGGGAAAGTCAGGCCGTCGAGTTCTTGAAATCAAAACACGATGAATTTCGCCAGCATTATTTGTCACAAGCCGAATTAGCACGGGCGGCAGTGGCCAATATGGCGGGAATCAAAACCGAGGATGAGCTTGCTGAACTGGCAAATTCAGACCCGGCAGCGTGGGTAGCAGAAAGTCAACGTCAAAAAGAGATATTCAATTACCTGAACCATCTTGATCAACAGATTAATGGTGAAAGGCAAAGGGCATCTCAAGAGCAAACCGAGCGACAGGCGCAAACGCTCCAGGAACAATACCAAAAAGCATGGACGGTATTAGCGAAGGAGAAGATAGACAAGCCAGCCCTCGCCAAGATTTATACAGACGCGAAGAATATCTATGGCTTCACCGATGAAGAACTCGGGGGGGTTTATGACTCACGTCTGGTGATGGCGTTGCGGGATGCGGCTGCTTATCAGGCACTAAAGTCAAAAAAGGCGGAAGTGACCAAGAAAGCCGTTGATGCACCACGATTGCCTAATAAACAATCAACCCCGGCTAACGAGCGTCGACAACAAAAGCTGAATGACCGCTTTAAGGGCGGTCGGGCCAAGTTGTCTGACTTAGCAGAACTCTTACGATAAAGGAATTAAATCATGGCACAACCGGCCAACTTATACGATAAATTTGACCTCACCGGAGTACGTGAAGACTTGATCGACAAGATCTTCAACACGTCTCCTACTGAAACCCCTGTTATTAGTGCTTTTGGGCGTAGCAATACAACCAACACCTATCACGAATGGCAGCGCGACTCTCTCGCCACCGCCAATAAAGACAACGCCCTGATTGACGGCGATGACTTTTCGGCACAGGCGTTGGTGGCAACAGCCCGCGTCGGCAACCACTGCCAGATTTTCCATGCACAGCCTGCGGTATCTCGCCGGGCCAACATTGTGAAGAAGGCGGGCCGTGCGGCGGAGATGGCTTATCAAAAAGCCAAAGCCATGCTGGAAATCAAGCGCCATATGGAAGCAGCCATTGTTTCCAACAACCCCGCTGTTGCCGGTAACTCCACGACCGCTTCCAAAGCTGGCGGATTGGGTGTACAGAACTACGCGAACACTAACCACGGCGCAGGTGGCTCTACGGCTTCCTGGGTATCTGGCGCACCGACAACCGCACCAACCGGAGGCACACCACGGGCCTTTACGGAAACCATCCTGAAAGACGTTGTTCAGAAGGCTTATATTGCTTCTGGTGAAGTCCCGCGCATGGCGGTGATGTCGCCTAACCACAAAGGGGTGTTCTCCACCTTTACCGGGATCGCGGTTAATCGCTATCAAGTCGGCAAGAAAGAACAAGGCCGGATTGTTGGCGGGGCTGACGTTTATATGTCTGACTTCGGCGAATTGGAGATCGTGCCTCACTACCTGATGGCCGGTGCAACCGATGTTCATTTGCTGAATACCGAGTATGGCGAGGTCGTTTTCCTCGACGGGTTCCGCACTCAGGAAATGGGCATTACAGGCGATAGCCAGAAGAACCTGATTACAGCGGATACCACTTTTGCCGTGCGCGCCCCTAGTGCGTTCGGCAAGGCCGCCGATCTGTCAGGCGGTTAATCTGGTTCATTGATTTAGCCGCAAGGCCGAAGGGGTGAAAAGCCCCTATTTTTACTCTGGAGAAATTATGACGCCAATAGAATCGTTTGAATTGGATGAAGGCTATGACGCCGCTGGCGTGCGTACCCTGATCAAGTTTGAAGGCGACCAGGCAGTCAAAGTGCGTAGTTACGATGCAGAGCCATTGATAGAGCAATGCAAGGCTGAAAGGATTGCCAGCGCTGGAATGAACTGGGGTGAAGGGCGAAAAGTAGGCAGCATCCCCCCTCATGTTTATGCCACATTTCTACAAATTAAAGACCAGCGCGAACGTACTAAGCTTATTAAAAACTTCCTGAATATCAATACCCATTTTGTCACGTTTGATCGGTATTTGAAATGAATTACACCGAATTGAAGACTGCTATTGCGAATTACACCCACAGGGATGACTTGACGGCAAAATTGCCGACGTTCATTCAGTTAGCCGAAGCGAATATCTTTCGTGAATTAAGCCTGAATGAAATTGAGACCTCAGTCACAGCAACGACCTCTGGGAATTCGATTACGCTGCCTTCAGATTTTGGCTCAGTGTCCCGCCTGATTATTACTTATCAAGGCCGTGAATTGAATATCGACTATGCCATTGATCCTAGCGTATCGACAACTTCAGGTTTCCCCTCAAGCTATACACTGGAAAAGAATGTTTTAAGGTTGTTCCCAGCGCCATCGGATGCTTATAGTTATACCCTGTATTACATCCCTGCTATTGCCGCATTGTCGGATACCAATGTTACCAACTGGGTATCAATAAACGCGCCAGACTTATACCTGTATGCCGCTGCGCTTGAATATGCGCGGGATGCCAAGAATCTGGGCGAAGTCCAAAAGCTGGAACCCACGGTAAATGCCTTGATGGATTCAGTCCGCAGACATTCCGAGCGACGGGGTATTGCGCGTCGGGGCAGTCTGCAAATCAAGCCAAGGCGCTGGTAATGCTGATTCCTTTTACAGGCTATGCGCCAGACCTTGACCCCGCGACACCGGGGATTATTACTAATCTGGTCGATTACTACCCTACCGCCAAAGGGTACGGTGCAGCCCCTTCGAATTTCAATAGCGGGTTTTCTGCGTTGCCTACAGCATGCTTAGGCGGGGCGCTGATTCAAAAGCTGGACGGCTCATCCCGGTTGTTTGTGGGAACCGCCACCGCGCTTTATGAAGCCTCTGCCATTCCTACTTATACAGATCGGTCAAGAGTCGGCGGCTACAGTGCCGGGGCAGACCATCGGTGGTCATTTGCCCAGTTTGGCGATACGTCTCTGGCAGCGATTAAATCGAATCTGTTGCAATCGTCAAGCACTGGAGTATTTGCTGACATCGCTGGCGCACCCAAGGCCCGGTTTGTTGAAACTGTGCCGGGGTTCGTTATCCTTGCCGATACCAATGAAGCGACCTATGGCGATCAATCTGACCGATGGTGGTGTTCGGCTTACAACGATGCTACAGGCTGGACGCCCGCGGTATCCACTCAATGCACCACAGGCCGACTAATTGGCTCACCTGGGCCAATAAAGGGATGGAAGCGGCTGGGTGATGACATCGTGGCCTATAAAGACCGCGCAATTATTGTGGGGCGATATGTGGGCTCCCCTGCGGTGTTTGAGTTCAACCAGCTACCGGGGGATGTTGGGTGCTCTTCCAATGATGCGATTGTATCTATCGGGTCAGCCCATTTTTTCATCGGGCTGGAAGACTTCTATATGTTTGACGGTTCTCGTCCCATAGGGGTAGGCGGCCCGGTCAAGAAAACATTTTTCACTGACCTGAATAAGCAATACCGCTACAAGATCGTGAGCCTGCATGATCGAATCAACTCACTGGTGATGTTCTTTTATCCCAGCACAGCATCAACCACTGGGGTGAATGACAGCTGTATTTGCTATAACTACAAAACCGACAAGTGGGGCAAGATCAATCGCGGGGCAGAGGCCGGGCTGGAAAACCTGACTGGGCAGATTACCTATGCGAATATCAATAGCTATTTTGCGACCTATGCTGATATCAATATCACGTATGACTCACCATTCTGGTCACAGAACTATCCCGTTCCCACGATATTCGATACAGCCCACACCATGCAAACGCTCACCGGAATACCGGGGACTTGCTCAATAACAACTGGGGATTTGGGGGATGATAATACGTTCAGCCTGCTAGACAGAGTACGCCCAAGGTTCAGCACAGCCCCTACCTCGGCCACGCTGACCAATTATTACCGCAACACTTCCGGGTCAAGCCTGACACAAGATCAGACCGTCACCATGACTAACGGCAAGTGTGACTTGTTCCGGTCAAGCCGCTGGCATCGTCTCAAGCTAAGTACCTCGGGCGTGTCTGAATTATCGAGTATTGATGTCTCTCTTCAAGGTGAGGGGACAGAATGAGAATCAACATAGACCCAAGATTACCCGGCGACGCCAAACCAACGGTTGAATGGCTCACCGGATTCAAGCTGTCGATAGGGAAACGGCTCAGTGATCTAGCGATTCAGTTGAATGGGGTGACAGAAGGCCGATTATCCGCCATTAGCAATGCTTACACGGCAGCTCCGGCCACTGGCACATGGGCGCAGGGTGATTTTATCCGCCACAGCGCCCCGGTTGAAGCGGGTACGGCGGGAAGCAAATATGTTGTTGTGGGGTTTGTCTGTACGGTTTCCGGCACGCCAGGGACATGGATGCAATGCAGATTTTTAACAGGGAATTGATATGCTGAATTCACTCAACGGGAATGGTTTGTCAAACTTTAGAAGTCAAAACCCTGCTCCTTTTCTTGATCAAAAGGGGAACCCGTTCACTGACTTCAAGACAGGGCTTCCGCTATCTAGCCGGATTCAATCACAACCCCCGCGAACCGGGGGACTCTATGCGCAATTAGCTGCACCCAGATCGGATTATTCCGGCTATTTGTCGGGAACGGATACCAAGCCCCTCAATGGCAGAGAAGTATCCGATCTATATGGGAAAGTCGCCAATGGATCGTTATCCATCTCCCCTGATCAATTTGATCGCTTGCTGCAATCGAACAGCGACACCAAGGGCATTGATACAAATGAATGGTCGAATTATTCCCCTGAATATCAGTCATGGGCGAGGTCGAATCCCCAAGCTTTTCTATCCGATGCTCTAGCACACAGGAATTCAGCGAACAATGATCTGGGCAGCATGGGCGCTGAAGGGGGATATGCCAATCCTGCGGGGATCAAGCCGGGGGGGGATTACTCCAATGCGGGTTACATGCAGATTCATGACGATAACGGACTGGGATCACTGGGTGGCCTCGCCTTGGGAATTGCGGGTAATTTTCTTATGCCCGGACTGGGCGCTGCATTGGGTGGTGGACTATTGGGTTCGGCTGGCGCTGGGGCAATCATTGGTGGCGCAACCTCTGGGCTAACTGGTGGAAACATCCTCAAGGGGGCTGCAATGGGCGGCCTTGGTGGTGGATTGAGTAATTATGTCGGAAGTAATTTCTCAACAAATCCTGCGAACGGGATTGCTGGAATTTCACCGGCGCAATTTGCCACAACTGCTGGTAAAACCGGTTTGGGACTCCTTAGCGGAGCATCGCCAACGCAAGCGCTGACTAATGGGGTGGCAAGTCTGGCGGGAACATCGGCAGCAAGCAATTTTGATAGCCCTTGGGCAAAGAGCATGGCAGGGTCGGCAGCTAGCACGGCTGTCAAAGGGGGTGATGTAGGGCAGTCCGCATTGTATGGAGGCCTCGGAGGCTTGGCGAACTCTGCCGCTTCTGGAATGGATAACCCGTTTTTGAGTGGTCTCGTGGCGTCTTCGCCAAAGCTTTTAAATCAATACATGGCGTCACAAAACAGGGGTTCACCCTCTGCCCCCTCTACCCCCGCACCACAACAGGCCCGGATGCCCGATTGGGTAAGGCAAGCAATGGTAGCGCTAGGCAAGAAGGGCTACACCGAAGAACAGGCAAAACAGATGATTCAACAGAGAGGCAGAGGTTAATTATGGCTGGCATATTCGACTCTTTCAACTACGACCCGCAATCCTATCTTGACCCGAACTTGACGGGATATTCCTCTAATTCTCAGGTAGGCGGGATTGATTTATCTAACTCAAGACCGCAATGGTGGAACTCCCCTACCTATTCTGACCCCTCGTATGGCACCAGTTATCCGTCCGCTGGGGATACGTGGTCGAATACGCAGAATTCAAATTACACATGGTCACCGACAGGTGATGCTTCCGTTACTGGACCAACAGGGGGTAACTGGTGGGATTCAATCGCCAGCAATGCCGGAACACTGGCGAACACTGTACTGAGCGGTTTAACCTCTGGCGGCGGATTGGCAACTCTCGCGGGCGGTTTGCTCGGCGGAATAAATGGATCAAAACAAACCGGCACGGAAACCAAAACGCAAGCCCCCTGGACACCACAGCAGCCGTATCTACTCGACCTGTTCAACAAGGCAAAAACCGCCTCTGATACGGGTGCCATGTCGCCTTACGAGCAAACGGCACTGACTGGCATGCAAGGCTTTGCCAATGGGCCGAAAACAAATCCTTATGCTGGTGTAGACAATCCCTACCTGACTCAGACCATCAACAATGCCTCACAGGATGCCATGCGTAACCTTATGCCCATGTACGACCAGGCACAAAGGGCATCGGGTTCTTTCGGGAATTCCGGCGTGACAGAGGCTTTTGGGCGTACTGCTGCGGATACTTTAGGCAAGATTGCTACTAATGCAAGAATGCAGGATTACGGGACGCAACAACAGCTCGGTGAGAATGCGGTTAATCGCACAGTCAGCTCGCTTGGCCCGTTGTTCTCTGCGGGGCAGAACAGCGCATCGAACCCCTGGACGAACATCAACAAATACGGGCAAGCCATTACAGGGAGCTATGGTGGAACTTCTTCCCAGCCGATCTATACAAACCCCGTGTCTAACATGCTCGGTGGTGGCTTGCTGGGTTCTCAAGTATACCGAAATCTGATGATGCCTCAACAGGGCAGTAATTAACATGGCGACACTTGATGATTTCGTGAGCTTCTTGCAGGGCGCGTCCAACTCGGCGGCGTCCAATCTGTCGGCGCCGGTCGATGGGATCAACTGGCTACTAGGTAAGGCTGGCTTGCCTGTGTCCAAAGCCCCGGTTGGCGGGTCTGATTGGCTGCGACAGGCTGGATTCACGGCAGAACCAAAGAACCGCAATGCTGGCCTTCTTGGTGAGTTTGTGGGCGGCGTGATGCCCATCGTCTTAGCAGCCAAAGCGCCCCAGATCGCGGCATGGCTGAACCAAGCCGGGCGCAACCTGTCGGCACCGAGGACGCTGAATCCTCAGACGGGCGCTATTGTGTGGCATGGTTCACCGCATAAGTTCAACAAGTTCAGCATGGACAAGATCGGGACTGGTGAAGGTGCGCAGGCTTACGGGCATGGGCTGTATCTGGCTGAATCGCCCGAAGTAGCAAAAAGCTATCAGGATTTAGCCAAACGTGTGGGGCCGCAAGTTGATGGTGCGCCATTAAATAAAATGAATGCGTCATTCGCAGAATCTGCTTTGACTAATATGTATCAGAACAGGCTAGTTGCTGGATTACCTCCCGATATAGCGGCAACCCAGACTGCAAAATGGGGCGAAACACACCCCCAAATCGGGAAAGATGTGGCTGATAGTTTTGTGCAAAGACTTGCACCGCCGCCAAATGGATCCCTCTACAAAACCGACATCCCCGACGAAGCAGTAGCCCGCTTTCTGGATTGGGATAAGCCACTGAGTCAGCAGGCACCGGAAGTGCAGGCGGCATTAGAAAAATCCAAGAATAAGCAACTTCGTGCAATGCTTGATTATGCGAAAGTGCCCTATAGCGAAATGGCTGGCGGAGAAGCAAAGACTATGGGAGAGGCATTTAGACTGCTAAACCTTAACCTACACGGCAAATCGTCTGCCGACTCTGCAAAAGCGTCTGCGCTATTAGCCAAGCAAGGCATTCCAGGCATCCGCTACCTAGACGGTGGCTCACGCTCTGCCGGTCAAGGCTCAAGCAATTTTGTTGCCTTTGACCCTGAAATGATCCGCATCCTTGAAAGAAATGGACAGGCTACAGGCGCAGTACCTTGGCAACCGGGTGAATGGCGCGGTTTGCTGGGAAATAACTAAAGGAAAACACAAATGGCTGGATTATTAGACTTCGCTACTGACCCGCAAAGCGCAATGATGACTCAAATGGCCTTGGGTTTGCTCTCGGCGGGTGGCCCGTCCTCCCGTCCTGTTTCCTTAGGGCAGGCAATGGGACAGGCAGGACAGATGGGCATGCAGGGCTACAGGGATGCGCAAAGCAACCAGATGAATCAGATGAAACTGGATGAACTCAAGAAGCGCATGGCAGCGATGAACCATTTTAAAGGCCAATTACCCGACAACTTGAAAGGCTTATGGGATATTGCGCCTGATCAGGTTTTAGGGAAAATGCTTAAGGGTGAGGATGAATATACATTAAAGCCGGGCGAAGCCAGATACAAAGGAGATAAGCAGGTCGCCTCCATGCCGGGACAGCAAGAAATTACAGGGAATTACATTGTGAAGCACCCAGACGGATCTTTCAATATTGATCCAACCCTTTATGATGCTTATCTTGGCTCAAGACGAGCCGGGGCAGGAAAGTCGACGACGATTGTCAATCCAGCCCTTGATCCGTTCAAAAACGAGAAGGCGCTGCGTGATGAGTATATGGGTCTCCCACAAGTAAAAAGCGCATCTGAATTAAATTCCGCTTTCAAGATGATCGAAACTGCCTATACCCAACCCAGCGCCGCTAATGATTTAGCGATGGCAACCAAGTATATGAAGATTCTCGACCCAACGTCCGTCGTGCGTGAGAGTGAATTTGCAATGGCAGTCAATGCGACCGGCCTGATGGACAAAGTTTATAACTACGCCAACGCAATTAAGACAGGGCAACGATTGAACCCGAACCAACGCAAGGACTTCTACGATTCTGCCAAGGCCATCAATAAAGCATTTCAAGCAGAAGCATCAAACGCAGCAAACAAATATAAAGCTATTGCAAGTCAGTATGGATTGAAGCCAGAGAACATTACGATTGGTACAGAATTTATTCCAACAGACCCCAATGGAGGTAGTCCGCCCACTGATTCAACTAACGCCGCGTCTTTACCACCAAAGCCTAGCGCATCCAATCTTGTCAAGGGCACTATATATAATACTGCACGCGGCCCGGCAAAGTGGAATGGTTTGCAGTTTGAAACGGTAGGCGAATAATGGCGACATTTACTATCGATGAGGCAGTCAATGGTGGCAAGAAGACGTTTTCTATTGCCGAAGCCTATGGAATGGGGTACAAGTCGGCGAATGGATTTGGATCAAAGCTGAATGACGCTATCGGACAAATCCCCCGGCAACTCGGTTTAACGGCCCGCTATGCCCTTGAAGGCGGAATTGGCGCGCTTGGGTTAGCCACTGACCCGATAGCCAGGCTAGCGGGAATTCCTACGGCGCAAGAAGCGGGGTCATCGCTTGCCAATCTGATGCAGTTGCCTAAACCGCAAGGAGCATTAGAGCAGACGGTAGGCGATGCGTCACGAATGGTTGCTGGTTCCGCTGGCCTTCTTGGTGCGGCAAACAAGGTGGCAAATGTTACAAGCGGTATAACAAAGTCTGCGCTGAACGCCTTCGCCGCTAATCCTGTTGCGCAATTAACCTCTGCTGCCGGTTCTGGTTTGGCTGGTGGTTATGTCAAGGAAACTGGAGGCAATCCAGCCGCACAGTTCGCGGCTTCGCTTGCCGGTGGTATTGCGGCCCCCGCTGCTGCTGCCGTCGGTAAAAAACTAGCTACCTCCATTGCAAACACGGCAACTAGCCTGTTCAATCCCAAAGACATGACGGCGCAAGTTGATATAACGATTGACAACGCCCTGAAAGACTCCGGCTATAAGCTTGCCGATCTTCCGCAGAATGTCCGCGCACAGCTTCGCCAAGACGTATCAAAGGCCATGAAAATCGGCCCGATAGATAATGCTGCGGTAGCTCGCGCTGCTGATTATGCCTCTGTTGGCGCAACGCCGATGCGGGGAAATCTGACGCTTAACCCAGTCGATATTACTCGCCAAAAGAATCTGTCTAAGCTCGGGGCCAACAGTACTGATCCGATCTTGAACCGTTTGGCGAATATCGAAAACGCAAACAACTCCGCCTTAATAGAAGGACTGAACAAGGCAGGAGCCAATACGGCAGATGATACCTATTCAGCCGGGCAGAAGATCATCGGGGCCCTGGATAGCAGGAACGCACAAGCAAAGAGCGCGATTGACAGCCTCTATAACCAAGCCCGAGATACGCAAGGCAGGAGTGCGGCGCTTGATCCGTCAAGCTTTACCAATGCGGCTAATGATGCGCTGGATAACGCTCTACTCGGCGGGAAGCTGCCGGGTGATGTTCGCAATCTGCTGAACAAGGTCGCCAAAGGAGATATGCCGCTAACAGTCGATGTTGCGGAACAGTTCAAGACAAGAATTGGCGATTTGCAACGAGCTTCCAGCGACAAGGCCGAGCGCATGGCATTGGGTATTGTTCGCAAGGCGCTTGACGATACTCCACTAATGGCAGAGTCTTCATCGGCTTTGGGGCAGTCGTCAATTGACGCGTTCAGCCGAGCAAGGGGCGCAAATCGCGCATGGATGAATGTGGTAGATAAAACCCCTGCTTTAGCTGCTGTCCGTGATGGCGTAGAGCCTGACAAGTTTGTCCATCAGTACATTATTGGGAACGGCACAAATGCGAACGTGATGGACGTATTCCAGTTGAAGAACATGGTCAAGGAAAATCCTGAAGCCATGTCAGCAATTCGCGGTCAAATCACATCATTCCTGAAACAGAAAGCACTTAACAACGCCTCTGACGAAGTGGGTAACTTCAGCCAGTCAGCATATAACAATGCCCTAAAATCGGTTGGTGACAGGAAATTGTCTGCTTTCTTTGACCCGAAGGAAATCGCACAATTGAAAGCCATTGGCCGGGTTGCGAGTTACGATCAAGTTCAGCCGAGAGGTTCTGCCGTGAATAACTCCAACACGGCAGGGGCAACGCTTGGGGTCATTCTTGACAAGCTCTCGGGTTCAAGGGTTCTTGGAAAGATACCTTTTGCGGCGCAGGGGATTGGGTCTGTATCGGCAAATATCAACGCAAGACGCGCTGCGAATATTCCACAGTCCTTGGTGTCTCCTCGACCGGGGGAAAGCTTTCAACCGCCCTATGCACCTATGCTGATGCTTCCGGGATTACTTTCTAGCCCTTGAGTTCCACCAAGCAACAATAATCATTGCAATGATAGACCCGAGCTGTATGGGGTCAATACTCATATTCGCCTTATACCAATAACCCGCCCCGTGCGGATTTTTTCATTTTAACGCTGCAAAGCGCTGAAAGGATAACACAATGGCAGCAGACATTGCTACAACCCTGAATGCTTGGAGTTCAACTTCTTCAAGTAACCAGCCGGATACCTCTGACCCCGTGGGGCCTAATACGCTCGCACAGAATCTTCAGGTTATCCAGTCTGTCATGCGCGCTGCTTCCGCAGGGGATGGCACGATTGCCTCTGCCACGACGACAGATTTATCAACCGTCAATGATGGGGACATTACAGTCAGTGGAACGACCACGATCACGGGGTTTGGCACACTGACCGCAGGAATCAAGAAGATACTCACATTCTCTGGTGCACTTACGCTGACACATAACGCAACCAGCCTGATTCTCCCCGGCGCGGCCAATATCACGACGGCTGCGGGGGATGTGGCGATCATGCGGTCGCTGGGGTCTGGTAACTGGAAGTGTATTTCCTTTACTCGTGCAGCATCTCTTCCTACCACCTCTGCCGACATTCAAGTGCAGTTAGCTACTGCCTTCACGACCGGCGGAACATCCACTGCTTTTACGCTCACACCGACGCCAGCGCTTGCCGCTCTTGTCACTAATCAGCGATTCCGCGTTACCTTCAATGCGGCAGCAGGAGCCACACCGACTCTATCCATTTCAGGCCTCACGGCAAAGAATCTCAAGTACAAGGATTCATCGGGAACCAAGCAGGCCATTACTTCCGTGCAAGTACCTTCGGGCTGGGTCAGCGATGTTGAATATGACGGCACGGATTATGTGGTGCTTAGTGTTGCTGGATCAGCGGTCAAAGGCACAACAACGAATGATAATGCTGCTGCTGGATATGTCGGCGAATCAGTGGAAAGTGTCGCAGGGCCGGTTAGTGCGCCCGCTTCCAATACTTATGGGGACATCACCAGTATTACTTTAACGCCCGGTGACTGGGATATTTCAGCGATCATTGTCTCTATTTTGAATACAGGCGTATCTATTACCTCAGTGATTGGTGGGATTGGTACAGCCGCTGGAAGTAATGGTGCAGGACTGGTGGTGGGTGACAATCAGGGATATTCCGTTCCGCCCACGTCACAATATTTACCAAGCATAACGATTCCTCCTAAACGAGTTTCAATCAACGCGACCACAACTTATTATTTAAAAATGTGGATGTCCTATGCAAGCGGCACCCCACAATTTCAGGGCCGCATATCGGCAAGGCGGGTACGATGAAAATCACCGAAGTTCAGCACCCCGGCGAACCCTTCTGGCTCTACTGGCTGGGAAACGCCACGGCCATTGACGATAAGTATGTCAAATCAATCGGCATCGCGTGGCTGTTCAAGGAAGGCGGGCGCTGGGTGTTCAGCCCACGGATTACGGGGGAGCAAAGTCTTTTCTTCAATGCTGTTTTTTTCCTGCGGCTATCTTTGCCGTTCGGTGTGTTCTTCGCCATTCGCTGGGCAGCCTCAAGTGTCAAAAAGTCGCTATTCCAAACGGGGATTGGCTGGGCATTGAACGGAAGACTTAAATTGCTCTTGAGGGTGCAATCTGACGCCACAAGCGCGGCGGGAGTTACTGGGCCGAACTATGGACAGGCCACTGGATTTGACTATGGCCCGCACTGACGACCGCGCCACCGGCTGGGAGATCATTTTTACATGGCTGATTATCATCGTTGCCACGGGCTTGATGTGGTGGGCGATGATCGAGTATGTGTTTCTGCCAACGCTGCATATGCTCGGCGGGTTTTTCCGCATGGCGGCGATACGATGAGCTACAGCAACTGCCTGATTTTCGCCGTCTGGCGCACGATTCGCAGGGGCGGGGTACTGATCCTGCAACGCTCCCATGCGGGGCCATACCTGCATTCAATGTGGGCTGAGAAATTGCCGGAGGATTTACCCGTGGAACACTTTTCGCCTGAAGATAAATCAGCAGGGCTGCACCTTGAGCCGTTGTTCATCGGCGATGTTGCTTACCATGTAGGTAAGGCGCACGCTAATCCGCCAAAGTCTAATGGCTGGATTGATCCTGTGTTCCTGTTCTTCTGGATTATTCAGCTATTGGGATGGGCTGCGCTGATTACGATTCTTGCATTCCCAATTTATTCTTATGCGTGACCGAATCCTTAAAATCCTGATTGCGCTCGACAAGTTGGTGTATCAGATTATTACCCTGGGATACGGCTCGCTGCACGACACGATCAGCAGCGCGGCGTATCGAATGGAGCAGAAAGGACGGCTTGTCGGCAAGCTGTCCCGCCCGGTTATCGACTGGATGTTTTCTAAATTCGGCGACGAGCGGCACTGTTTCGAGAGTTACATTTCCGCGAAGTACAACCTGCCAACGAGGGATTTTTAATGGGACAAGATTTAATAAACTGGTTGGTGGCTGGCTTTGGCGGACTGATAGGATTCCTCATGAAGGCAGTTTGGGAAGCGGTGAAGGATTTGCAACACGCCGACCAGACTCTTTCAGAGAAGGTAAATTCCATTGAAATTCTTGTTACCGGGGACTACGTGGCGAAGATCGAATTCCAGGATAGCATCCGGGCGCTGTTTGCCAAGCTCGACAAGATAGAAGACAAGATCGACAGAAAGATGGATAAATAATGTCCAGCCGGAAACTGATTGACCTTGTACAGCCTGTTCGTGACAAGGCAGAAGCATTCGTCAGGGAATGTGCCGATGCGGGCATTGATGTCCTGATCTACTGCACTTACCGCTCATCAGAAGAACAGAACAAACTCTACAAGATCGGACGTACGCTCCCCGGCAAGATCATCACGAATGCACGCGGGGGGCAGAGCTGGCACAACTTTCGTGCCGCGTTTGACTTTGTGCCGATGATCAACGGGAAGCCCCAGTGGGGCAGTAAATCGCTCTACACCCGTTGTGGAGCCATCGCGGAAAGCCTTGACCTCGAATGGGCGGGGCGATGGACTGGTTCGATGAAGGAAACCGCGCATTGCCAGTATCGCGGTGGATTGACTTTGGCGCAAGCCGCTGCTGGCAAAACCATCATTTAAGGAGATTTACATGGATACAAAAAGCGCATTAACCTCGGTCACGATCTGGGGTGCCATCATTTCCATTCTGGCCTCGATTGCCAAGGCGGCAGGATTCGATATTGGCGAGACGGATGGGCTGGCAGAGTCATTCGTTGCCGTGATTGGTGGATTGATGGCGATCTATGGCAGGGTACGCGCAACAACGAAGATCGGCTGATCATGTTCAACCCGTGGGCACTGCTGGTGCTGCTGGGCGCATTCGTGCTCAATGGCTTCTACTGGCACGCCCACGGGAGTAATGCGGAGCACGCGCGCATGGTAGCGAAGCTGGAAAGCGAACGCTCTCAGGCATTACAGAAGGCTAGGGATACAGAAACCCAATGGCAGGAGGAAGTAAATGAAGTTACAACAAAGCAAGCTGAAAAACTGGCAGAAGTGCAGCATCATCTTGACGTTGCTATTATCAGCCTGCGCGACCGCCCCGAGCGCTCCGCCACCTTGCCCGCAACCGCCAGAGTTGACTGCAAGGACGCAAACGGGGCTGAACTGGCAAGAAGCCATGCGGAGTTTCTTGAACGGTACGCCGCAGCCGCTGCAATCCAAGACGCCGGACTTGAAGCCTGTTATGCGGCCTATGACGGGACAATGAAATGACTGACTTCTACGACCAAGCCAGCGAACACGAGGAAAAATACCGCGAGCTTGCCATTGCTCACGCCAGAAAGCCGATCAAGAAACTCTATCCGGTCGGATTCTGTCATTATTGCTCTTCCCCTTCCGGCGCTGGGATGTTATTTTGTGACTTTGAATGTGCAACAGGCTATCAAGAGGAAGAGAATGCACGGGTAAGAAACGGTGGATAAGTAAATTCTGCCAAGGGAACGCGAGAAGATAAAACCTTCCGCACCAAACGTGAAGCCTCGGCATGGGCGGCGGCTAGAGAGACAGAATTACGACATTTATAAGTGACTATTCGACGTTGGGCGTCGCTAGCCATGCCACAAGCTCATCGGCATCGCGGAACACTGCATAGGCATCCTCTGCTTCGTCGCAGTGCGTGTATCCGTTGTCTCCGTCGTGGTGATAGTCCGCGCCAACCTGCACGCTTGTCGGGGTTCCGTTCGCGTCTCGGTGCCAGCGCAACATGCTCGGCCCGCCGTGCAGCGGCAACGCCGTGGCGGCGTCCTGCCACATCTTGTCGCCCTCGAACTTCTCAAAGTGCGGGTGATGCGGGTAAATGTATGCGTACAAACACCAACGGTTCGGCCCTTCGCTGTCAAACAGCGGCGTTTCCGTATGCCGACTTACCTCAACGCAGAAACCTTCTCCGCGCCTGTGCCACAGTTCTTTCCGTTTCCAGTTGCCCATCATGTCGGCCATTTCTCGTTTCCTTTCTTCGTAGTTGGCCGGGCGCTAACCCGGCGCTTAACCCGGACGCCGCGCAAGCGCGTCTCCGGTTAGCTCTGCGTTAGCCGGCATGAGTTCTCGCGTCGTCATGCCGGCCGCCAAATCAGGCTGCGAGCTTTTCGCGCAGGGCGTAGCCTTCGAGCGCCCAAATCTTGTCGCGGGCGTTGCTCCTGGCGATCTTCTTGCCCAGTTCCACGTCGAAATTCTCCGGGCTGGCCGCAGCGCTTTCGCCGGTCACGGTGAAGCCGTTGCGCAGCTTCAGGCAGCACACCGTCAGCGTCGTGCCGGGGAAGACGTGGTAGTCCTCGCCGGTAATCACGGCGTCGATCTTCT